TGACGTCTGGCGCGATGGTCGCGCCGAGGCAGGCAGATGTGATCGAGATCGGAGGCAAGCAGCCATGACGAGCGAACTTCGATGGGAGGTGGAAAGACTCCGCAAGAAGGTTGAAGCGTTTGAGCGTGGGGCATCCCAACAAGCGCTCTTCAGCCGCCTCCTTCTTTCTCCTGAGATGCACGCGTTGATCGATGCAGTGCTTGCATTGCCAAAGAGATCACAAGCGGTCGACGATGCTCTTGACGCACTGAAAACGCAGAGGGAGCGATGAGCGCGTATCAACTGCGTACAGACCTTGAGTGTCTGAACTGTGACCACTTCGAGGACGAGTCTGGCGGATTCGCTTTTGGCAAGTGCCGCCCAACGGGGCTCGTCATATGCCGCGCTTCAGGCACGCATCGAGCGGCCGTGGCTGCTGATATTGTGAGCGCCGAGGTCAGCACTCGGCAGCCGGCACAACCGCAACCACCTCGCCCGTCTCGCCGATAGCGACGAAGAGCCACGTCCGCCCGGCCTCATGCCAAACCTCGAGGTCGAAGGGCCCGAGCTCGAGCACGCCGAGGCGAGGTGGAAGGTCAGGCAATGACGCGGCGAACCATGTTGGCGTGGGCATGCGCGGTTATCGGGACGCCCATGCGGGTGTTGCTCAGAAGAGCATGAGCCTGTGAAGCGGCGTGCCCGTGTTCGCCAAGCTCAGCAAGAACGCCGTGCCTGTGGGGTCCTGCGGATGGCGGTAAACCCAAAGCTTGTTACCGAGCACGACGGCGCCGTCTGGGTAGAGATTCACCGAGAGCGGCTCAAGGTAGTTGCCGCGAACGCTGTACTTGAAAAAGCGATTCGTGGCGTCCTTCCTCACAATGACGTAGCGCCCAAACGCACACGAACTCGTGCCCGTCGTGAACGTTTCGGCGGTGTTGCCGTACGTGACCGCGAGCCAGCTGTTTGCAGCGATGTCGTAGCGATCGAGCAGTGCGCCTGCGCCGCCTCGGAAGCTGTAGATGTAGCGTCCATCAAGGATAGCGCTTTCGCTCGCCCAGTTCGCATCGCCCGTCACGCCGATCCAGTTGGCTGTCATGCCCGCCGCTGGTGCGCCTGTGCGCGCGACGCCTGGTGAGAGCGTTGACCACGTGTTCGCGCTGATGCTGTAGCGGTACATCGTGACGGCTGCGTTGCCCATGAAATACAGGTAATCCGCGTTCGACTCGATCGCGTAAGTGCTGGTCGCGTCAGGGTTCGTCGTCCATGCGGCAGACACCGTGAGCACGGTCGCCGTGTTGCTTGCGATGGTGCGAACTTGGCCAACGCCAAGCCCACCGGTGATGCGAACTTGGTAGTTCGCCCACTGGTTGACGGTCCATGTTTTTGCGCCGTTCGTGAGCGTTGTTGCTGCTCCTGCCGTAGCAGTCCCACTCGCGAAGATGTCGACGTCTGGCGTGCTGACGAGCTTTCCGTCCGTGCCGATTGTCGCGGGCAATCCAGCGAACGCGAGACCCGCGGACCATGTCGATGTGAGCGGGTCGAAGGAGCGAAAGCAGTTCGCAGCCATCGTGCCTGCGAGCAGCACGAAGAAGCGACCCGTGTCGACAACAAAAGTGTCGGTGTTCGCGATGGCACCAGGCAGTGCGGCGAACTGAATCGTTGACGTGCCGCCCGGGACGATGATCGCGCCCGTGATCGTCGCTTCCCTGCCTGCTTGCGTGCCCGTCAGGAAGCGCACTCGGCGACCGATGCAGAGCCCATTGATCGGGAAGGTGGAGGGAACCGTTGCCGTCGTCGTTGAGCCGCCGTTTGCGGTGAGAGTCGCGCTCCATCGGACACGTGCTCCACACGCGCCAGCGACGAAGCTTCCGCCGAAGACAGGCGACGGGGCAGGCACTTGCACGAAGGAGTCTTCGTCGTGGTGGTAGAGGTGCATCACGGTCGCGCTGGAGACGTAGAGCGCCAGATTGTCGACCCCGTCCGCATCGTCTGCGATGACCATCGCAGCGGTCGCTGTTGCGACGGGCGCAGGTGTCATCATCTGCCACTCTTTGCGGTCCAGGCCCGCGATGTTTCGGTTGACGATCGGCATGTTTTTTCAGCTCCGGACGACGTTGGACGTGTTCGAGTTCGCCGCGTTGTTGTTAGTGAGCGCCTGCATGTAGTTGGCTGCGGAAAGCCCGCCCATCTGCGCTTGATTGGTGAGCGTGTTGACGGTGCCAACTGTCGTCGTTGTGGTCACCGTGGAGACGGTAGTGACCGTTGTGACGCCCGAGACGGTTGTGACCGTGCCGACGTTGATCGCGTTGATCACGCTGACGCGGAGGTCCGCGAGGATGCCGCGCGCAGCACTGATTGCGCGCATGCCTCCGGCCGCATCGCGCACCGATTGAGCCGCGTCGCGCACGTCTTGAAGCGTGGAGTCGAGGGCGATGTCGCCGAAAAGGTTCTTCAAGATGGTCATGCGTCAGTCTCCTATTGCCAGCCAAAGCGAGACGTCCCCGTCCGTGGTGTCGACCCAAAGCGCTTGCTCGCCTGGCGCAAGGACGGGCGCGACGGTGCCGATCACGAGCTGCGGTGCAACCCATGCGGTGTCGTGGTCGGCGCCCGAGGCCTTTGTGAGCACTGCGCCCGTTGCGCCGCCTGTGGGCACGCCTGGGCCTGCATCACCCTCGTCGCCCTTGTCGCCCTTTGCTCCTTGCAGTGACGCAAGCCAAGCGGCTTCGCTGCCGACAAAGCCAGCAGCGACGGCAAGCTGGTAGGCGCTTGCGCCATCGTCACCGTCTGCACCTGGATCGCCAGGGTCGCCGGGGTCTCCTTTGAGCGAGGCGAGCCACGCGCTTTGTGAGCCAACAAAGCCACCGGCGACCGCGAGCTCGTACGCCGTAGCGCCGTCGTCTCCCTGTGCGCCCACGAGCGACGCGAGCCACGCGCTTTGAGTCCCGACGAATCCCTCGACGAGAGCGAGGTCGTATGCGCTTGCGCCGTCGTCGCCATCGTCTCCGTCGGTTCCGTTCAGCGACGCGAGCCATGCGGCTTCGTCGCCGCTGAAGCCCTCAGCGACTGCGAGCTCGTACGCGCTCTGCCCCGCAGGCCCACGTACGCCACGGCCGCCGACGTCCACCACCACACTGCGTACACGCGCAGGCGATGCGACGGCTACGCGGTCGCCTTCATGTGTGACCGTGAGCCGCAGCGAGCCCGGTAGCGTGACCGTGAGCTTCATCGGGTGACCGCCCGCCCGACGTCAATCGAGCCTGTGTCGGTGAGCGCCACGTCTCCACCGATCTCGAAGCTCACGTCGTAGTCGACCAGCGTCATCGGCGGCCACGTGGCGGTCACGGATGCGTCGAAGCGCACCTCAATGTCACCACGCGTCGCGAGTTCCGTTTGGTCGGCGACGGTGACCGTTGCGACAGCAAGCGGAGCACCGTCGCTCGTGTCGCTGCGCAGGCGCGCATGCGACGTCACGGTGTAGCCCGTGAGGTCGAGCGGCGCGTCCGCGTCGTCGTCGACGTGGATGCCGATCGTGATGGTCTCGCCAGCCTTTTTGCGGATGAGCGGAAGCATCAGCGCCAACCTCGCTTCTCCGCGTACGCCTTCAGCACGCCACGTTCGCTCGCGCTGAGTTGTGGGTCGCTCCACACCGCGAGCCCGTCGACGCCCGCGCCCATGCGCTCGGTCGCGACACGCATCTGCTCGACCTCGCCAACCTTGTCGGTCGTGTCGACGTCATACGCGGGGATACTCGGCACGACGGGGCACGCGCCGAAAAGAGCGCGCGTCTCGCGCATCGCGCGGGCCGCGTCGTCTGCACGGAGCGCGGACTTGTACGTCTGCGGCGAGTACCACCCGCCGCACGCGATGAGCGCGGACGCAAGCGGCCGCCATGGCATCCGGTGCCAGGACGGGACACCGTAGGACGTGACGCCCACGCGGCCGCCCGCGCCGAGTTCGCCGCACAGGTCGGCCATGCGCTTGACGGTCTCGGTGACGTACTCGGCTGGCGGATGTGACCCGCCCGCTTTCTCGCTGTCGTAGATGGGTGCGACGACGGGCGAGCCCGCTGCGTACTTGCTGAGCGTCGCGACGACTTGCGCAGGCGTGCGGCGCGTGTGGTCGGGGAAGCTCCACAGGTAGGGCGCGATGCCTTGCTCGGCACACGCGTCGACCATGCGGCGGACGGCCGACTCCTTTGCAATAGCCGCGTCGACCGGCTCGACCATCACGAACGCGTTGCGGATGCCGCTCGCGCGGAAGGTGGCAGCGCGCGCGGCGCATTCACGGTCCGTGAGCGCGTCCACGCGCCGCACGTAGACGGAGACGCCGCGCGGGAAGAGCGCGGGTTGCGGGGCGCATCCCGACATCAGCGCTGCTCTTCTGGCGGAAGCGTGTCCGCCTTCGTGAAGCCGACGCTGAGCGCGGCCGCGAGCTCGCTCATGTGCTGGCGCTCCTCGCGCGTGAGCACGTCGAGCCCGGCGACATGCTGCAGGGTGATCGCATGGCTCACGCTGATTCGCGGATGCGCCGCGATGAGCGCTTCGATCTCGCCCTGCACTTTGCCCGCAGGTGGCAGGCTTGCACGCGCATGCGCAAGGCGCTCTCGGACTGACTCGGCCGCCTGGGGCGTGAGCACCGCCAGAAGGCCCGTCGTGCCAGCGCCGACCAGCGCCGTCAGGAGGTTGAGTTCAGCTTCGCTCATTGGAGCCTCGCGACCAGCTCGAGCGCGGCAGGGGGAAGCGGCGGGAGGGAGACGCCGACCACGGCGAAGGCGGCCCGGTATTCGTTCCACCGCAACGTGAGCGAGGAGAGCAGCGAGGTGAGCGCGGGAAGAACGCTGCTCTCATCCGCACTCGCCGCGACGTCGACCGCGTCCATGTAGACGCGCGTGGTGGCAAGCGCGGACTCGTAGGCAGCACCCGCCGTGCGGCAGTCGCGGTGCGCACGTTCAAGGCACGCGTCGTCCGCATGGCAGGCGTCGAGCACGGCCGCGCATCCAGCAGTCACGACCGGGGCGATGGTTTGCATCGTGACCGAAGCGACTACGGCAACCGTCGCGTGGCTCTGCAGTGCGGACGGTGAGCACGCGAGCAAGAGCATGGGCAGCATCGCAAGGGCCACGCGAGGCGAGAGCGTGACGCGCTGTGGAGCTCGCGGAAGCGGCTTGGTGGCTGGCTCCTCGGCAAGCACTTCGCCGCCCTCGCCAGGGTCGTCGTCGTCACCATTTTCCTGACGCCGGGAAGATGGCCCAGGGGGCAACTCGATGCGCTTCGGCGCTGCGGGAGGTGGCACCGCGAACGCTTGTCGTGCGATGGCTGCGCCCACCGTCGCGAGCGTGGAGAAAATCGCGAGGACCGTGATGCGCTCATCGGGTCCGGCAAGCGCGAAGATGCCGACGACGCCAGCGATCGCGACGCACATGAAGACGACCGAGGGCCAAGAGTGGACGTAGCGAAGAGGGTTGTTCATGTGGCTTTCTCCAGCGCATAGGGCTGTGTGATGTCGACCACCCGAAACGCGGGCGGCGTTGGCTTTGGCGGGCGCCCTTGGCGCTGCTCGTGCGCGTTGACGTCCGCGTGGAATGCGGCGAACTGGTCGCGCATCGCGTGGTTCTGCTCGGCCAGCTTCATGCGTCGCTCTTCGGCATGCGCGCGCCCGAGCTCGGACTCGCGGAGCGCTTGCTCAAGGGCTTCGATTCGGTCGCGTAGGACGCCCATTTCTGCGCGGTCCTCCTTGCGCTCGCGGCGCATCTCTTCGCGGTCGCTGACCGTGATCTTCGCTTCGGCTTCCCGCGCCACCGCTTCAGCAGTCCGCATCGCTGCTGCCGCTTGAACCTCGGCCGCTCGCGCAGCGGTCATTGCGGCCTCTGCTTCAACACGTCGCGAGTTCGCTGCGCTGCGTTCAAGCAGGCCTTGCTTGAACTCCCGCACGATCGAAGGGGTCATCGCCAAGAGCGCGACGATCGTTGCGACAATCGCTGCGACAATCTGCGGAGGAAGTGATGTCATCACAGTGCCCACTCACGACGAGCCCACTTTGCGAGCCCCAACATCTCAGCGCTGGTCAACGCGCGATTCCACACCGAGAAAGCGGCAATGCGACCGTCAAACCCGTTCGCGAGATCGCCGCGATTCCCGATTAGGATGTCGTTGGTCCCTGAAGAGTAGGTAGTGCTCGTGAGATCCGCGATCATCGACCCGCGCGACCAGAGCGAAACCGCTGCAGCGTTGCCTGCACGCGAGAAGCCGTCCAGCCGCCAGTTTTTTGCGGTAAACGTGCCGGTCGCATCCCCGGCGAGATACGGAGATTCCCCCCCGTTTTGGCCAAAATCGAACGGCTGCGGTGTACTTCCGGCGCACTTGGCAAGCACTGAAGAGGTAGCGGCAGGAAGGGCGAGATGTACGGAGATCCCGCTCCACGCCACGCCCGTCATTCCTGCGTCATGGATAACACGCAGGCGATCCGCGCGGGCCGCCTTGACAAAGAACCAGGCATCTGATCCAGGCCCCCCGCCCGAAATAAAGGCCGGGGCACTCCCCGCGCCGTCGACCGTCGCGAATCGCCCCGTTCCGAAAAGATCGGCGATCCCGTTCGTCGTGATGCGGCCCGACGCAAGAAGGTTCGCGCCGCTCGCGCGACCGTAGAAAATGCCGTTCGTCGGAATGTCGAGTGGAGAGCACCAATCGACGCTCATCGCCTCATCCACTTGCATCGCGAAAGTCGTCGCGGACAAAGCGCGCCCGACGATCTGCGAGAGCGCTCCAAGGCCCGATGGCGCTGTGGTCGTGACCGCGCCGATTGCCGATGTTGACAGATAGACGGGAAGGCCTGCCGTCAGCCCTGACGCAGGAGCGATGCCGGAAACGACCACGCGAGCGAGCACGGTGCCGCCTGCGTCACCCGTGCCGCCCGTGAGACACTGTCCGATGTATCCCGCGACCACACTTCCAGCGCGCGCGTCGGACCGCTCCACACGGCCTGCAACAAGGGCGACCGCGTCGCCCGCAGAGAGAGTTGCGCCGCTTGTGATCGCGATGTCCTGGACCACCTGCGAGCCGTATGACGAATGCACGTGATCTGCGCGGGAATACAACGGAGACGTGCCCGCGCTTGCTGTGCCAGACGCCGAAGGAACCGCATCCGATGGCTGCGCGAAAACGCGCCAAACCGCAGCGCCCGTGGCGTTGCCGAGACACACCCAAAGCGTCTGAGCGGGTGGCCCTTCGTAGGGCCCTGGGTAGCCCTCGATCTGTGTCCACGTGCTCCCCACGACGTAGCCGTTGGCACCGTCCGCCGAAACGCCTGGTGCACTTGCAGACTCGTTGATGCGCACGCTCGTGAACGTGCCGTCGGCGTTGCGTCGCAAAGCGCGCATCCCAGAGCCCGCAGCAAAGCCGGTCTTGACCGCCTGCAGCGAACCCGTGGTCGACCCGTCGGCGAGTCCGACCTGCTCGCACACGGCAGCGATGGCGGTCTTCTGCGCCTCGCGCTCGGCCGCTGTCTCGTAGTAGTCGAGATCGACGCTCACGCCGACCATGTCGGGGCGCGTCGCTTTGACGCGTCCCATGCTTCCATCCGACTTCGTCGGCAGGTTGAGAAGTCCGGTCATGGGCGTGGTCCTGGGTCAGTGAAGGCCACGGATGCGCCCCATACGCGGTCGCCTGTTGCGTTTTCGGCGCTTGGTCCTTCGATGTAGATTGAATAGGTCGCGTTTCCCTGCACGGTGTGAGTCAGGCCGGATTCGCCCATTACAGCTCGCCCAGTGCCGCTTCCCGCGCGCTGCATTGAGCCCAGCCCGCTGAGTCCAATCGCCGCCCCTGCGGGGAAGGTCAAGAACCCTCCAATGCCACCAAGCCGGGCCCCCCACTGGTCGCTCGCGGACGCGTTATCTGCGCCCTTCTCGACGAACACGGTAAATCCGGTGATCACCGCTCCCTCTGGCAGGTTTAGCGGGATCCACATCCGCGCGCGGGCGCTCCCAGCGACGGGGACCGCGTAGAGCGCTGCGACTCCAGTCCCGAGGTCGAGCATCTTCCATTCGGGCGAACCGTCCGACTCTTTGAACCCAAGGCTTGCCCCGGCAACACCAAAGAACTTCGCTCGGTTCTTCGTCGACGGGTAGACAAACTCGCCTGCTCCAAAGTCGAAGAACGACGCAACCTTCGCCGTGCGATCGGTGAGCTGCTCGAGCGGCGTCGCGATGCTCGCGCGTGTTGGAGCGTCGGCTCCGGCGGGGAGGTCGATGTTCGCGTGATAGGTGGCAGCGCCGGGTGTCGGAATAGGCATCAGCTCTCCTCATGTGTGAGGGTGATCGGCATCTGGTCGTCCCATGTGTCCCAGGTCAGCGCGGCCAAGGCGGCGTCGCGCAGGTCCCATGTGGCCCACGTGAGCGTGGGGTCTGGGTATTCCCACAAGCGCCCAAGGTCCCAGAGCAGCACGACGTGCACGCGCCAGATGTGCGCCGCGCTCCACTCGACGGGGACAGCACGAAAGGACGCGTCGTCTACGGCACTCACGGGGCGCGGGTCAGCGTCCAGGTGCAGCATCACCCAGACCTGCGGCCACAGCGCGGAGCCGTCCGCTATCCACGCAAAAGGCTCACGCGTGACGACGTCGCCGATCGACTCGTGCAGTACCCCGCCGTGGCTCAGCACTGCATGCGTGCCGTCGATGCTGCCGCGCCAGTACGCACGGAGCTGCTCGAGCAGCGCATAGGCGCCACCTCGTCCACGATGAGCGTCGAGCCACAGCCGAAGTCGGGGCGCGTACGTGGCCGAAGTCTCGGTGGGACCGCGACGGATGCGGCGCTCACGACCAAGCAGAGAGAGCGCGTCAGACGTCCACACGGGGAAGCGAGCGCGGACGCCTGCAACCATCGCGTCGGCAATCGTGTCGAGCGGCGACGCCAGCGCGCCGAGAATGCGCCGAGCTCCCGCGCGCCGAAGCCACGGCGGGCCAATGCGCGCAACGAGCGTGGCGAAGACCGGCGAAGACGTCGGCGTTTCGCTCTCGGGGTAGGGGAAGCTATGCGGAAAGGTCGTCATGCGCCCACATGCACGGCGGTTGCGGTCACAGCGCCAAGTGCGGGCGCCTCGTCGATAGCGATCGCCACATCAGCAGCGGGGACTGTGATGACCACGCGCGTTGTGTCGCTGCGGGCCCCTCCGATGACTGCGGCAAGCGCAGAGACGCGCACGAAGCCTCCATCGCCCCCGATCGGCACCTGCGAGAGGTACGCGGCAAGGTCGATGGGCGGAAGCTCCTCGAGGTCGACGACGCGCGGCCCGTCTGCTCCGCGTACCCACCACTCGTATGTGACCGGGATCGTCACGATCGACGCGGACTGCACCACCGCTGTCACCGCGAGCGGCTCAGCCTGCGTCCAGATGTCAGCGGCAACGGCGCCAAGGTCGGTGAGCGGGTCGAACGCGTCGCCGGTCACGCCGCCCGACGCGGTCGCGAGGTAGACGTCTACGCCGCCCGACCCGTCCGAGAGGGCGCTGACGCGCGTGATGCCAATCGGCGTGCCGTCCGCACGCTTCGCGCTTCGTGCCACGTACTGATACGCGTCCTTTGCGCCGCGTGGCGAGAGCGAGCCCAGCTTCGCGGAGCATCGCGTGCGGAGGTCGATGTCCGTCTCTTCATCGGTGCCCACGAGAGCAAGCGCGTTTGAGCACGCCACGCCCGAGAGCGTTGTGACGAGCTCGTCAATCGTGAGCGCTGGGGCTGTGCTCGCGGACCCAAGCTCCACCGCCGCGAAGGGGATTTGCACGCCCGTGGCGAGCGCGCCGATCGTGAACGATGCGGTGTTGCGGAAGGTCTTGTTCGTCGCGCTCGAGCGCACGACGAGGTCGCCAATACCGCCCGTGTAGACGCCGCCGCCCGCGTTGTCGAAGGTGACCACGCCGCTTGCGAATGTGCCTGGCGAGCGCGTGGTGCCGTAGACGTAGTACGCCACGAGCGTGAGCCACTGCCCGGTGGCGGTCTCCAAGAAGCCGCCCTTCGCGAGGTTTGCTTGCAACCGCGAGAACGCCGCTAGGACGAGCGCTAGGACCGCGATGATGGTGCGGACCGTCGCGCCTGGCTTCCATGCCGTCGTGCGCACGCCAGAGGCCGCAAGGCCCGCATAGATGGATGCCTTTGCCTCGTCTGCGGTCATCGGCGTAGTGAGCTCTGCGAGAGTCGTCATACGCCCATTTCCTTGATGAGTACTCCCGCATCAGTGAGCGCAAGAGTGAGCGAGAAGGGACCGCCCAGCGCCAGGTCTCGGGGAACCACGGTCACGGCAATCGCAAGCGCGTCGAGCGTGGGCGAGGGCGTGATCACGACGCTGGCCGTGTCGATGCGGTCGTCTTTGCGCAGCTCGCTCTCGGCGCTCGTCTGTCGGTCGCGAATCTCGCTGACGGTCGCCGGCCTATGGAGAGCTTCGCGGAGGTCGATGCCGTAGTTCAGGTCGTCAGGATTCGTGCCGCGCGGACAATCGAAAGCGCGTGCGATGGACTCGCCGAGGATTCGCCTCGGGTCGTCGATGTCGACCATGGCCTCGCTGAGGTCGCCAGCACACGAGATGTCGGCACCAAACCCAAGCGTGCCCGTCGGCGTAGCGACCACGCGCGGAAGCGCTGCGATCCCCTGCGCAATCGCGTCTGAGACGGTAGCGTTCATTCGACCTTCACTTTCGAACACGCGACCGACGCGACAGGCGTGCTCAGCGTCACAGCGGGAACGCCGGTGCTTCCGCTGATGGTCCCGCCCGAATGGATGTGCGTGTTGAACCCGGTGACAATCGCCTGGAGCCGGTCGAGCACCGCGTCGGCCTTCGCCGCAAAGCTGCTGGCCGCTGCGCCGCCTGCGTAGAGCATCGACGACACCGAGAGCGTGTGCTCTTCGGGGATGTGCCCGACGCCACCCTTGCCAGCGAAGGCGCGGACATGCGGCTGCGTGCGGTCACCCTCGATGAACTCCACGAGCACCTCGGCGCCCAGCGCAGGCTTCGCGTGAGAGCCTGCGACGCCTGGCCACACCGAGATGGGCAGCACGTCGGGCAATCCCGATTGAGCGCTCACCGCTTGGAGTTCCAAACGGTCTCCGCTGATGCGTGTGACACGGTAGCGCCACGAGCCCCAAAGACGGCTGCCCGTGACCGTTTGGACAGCCTTCCGAAAGAGCGTCGCCAGGGCATCGGCTGCGGGGGCGCATCGAGCGCGAAGACGAATCGCTGCGGGCTCTACGGTGATCTCAAGCTCTCGCACGACCTGCACGGCATCCAGGCGCGTCGCCAGCCTTGAGCCGACCGACACGGCCGCCACGTCGTCGACTGACACGACAGCGATGCTTGAGCGCGGGTCGTACTCAAGAACTTCGTAGACCGAGGGCTCGACGTCTGCTTCGGGACGGCTTGCGGCGACCTGAGTGACGCCTACTGCATCCACCCACCACACAGCGCCTTGCAGCGCATCCTCAAGCGCTCGTGACGCGGGTCCCGCGGTGCGCACGTAGTCAATGCCGAGCGCCACGTCGCCGACTTCAGCCGCGATGTTCACCGTCTCGCCCGACTCGCGCGCAGCGTCTTCGATCACGAGGCGCGCGCGAACTCCAGCGTCCGAGTGGTAGTGCTTGGCGCGTAGCGACTTGCCCCACGAGCCAGCGCCGCCGACGAGCAGCACCGAAGCGCGCTCCATGTGCGTCCCACCGCGTGCCTCGTCGACCGTGCCGCGCCACTCGCGCTCCCCGATGCGAAGCGTGACCAGGCCCGTGATCGCTGGGGCCAGTTCCATCGTCACGTCGGCCCACCACGCGCCCCGAGCAGGGATCGTGATCGTTGCGGACGAGACGGCTTGTCCGTCGAGAGTCACAAGCGAGGTCATGGGATGAGCCCTCCCGCTCGCGATTCCGCCGCGAAGTCATCGGATGCGCGCTTCAGTTCGTCCATCGCTTGGCCCTCTGCGTAGCTCTCGACGCGAGGCGCACTTGAGCCGATTGGAGCCACCGCGACGACCGGCCGACGGAACTCCTGGCACATGATTTCGATCGTCCACTCGCCCTCGGGAGACGTCTTCACGGGCGCCTTCACGTCCTTGATGACGCATGCCGCGATCTCCACCTCGGCAAGCTGCGGGTGCACGATGTCGAGAGCTCGAGCGCGCTCCCCAGCGGGCGGGCGAAGGACCGTCGGCTTGAACTCGGCCCACGCGCTCCAATCGTCGACGGTGTAGAGCCGAAGACGAAGCGTGAAGTCTGCGAGGCGCGTGCCGCGAAAGACGACTGTCGAGCCCGAAAGACCGTAGCCGCGGCGCTCGTCCCATGCGCGTGGCGAGCCTGCGCCCACAACATCGCAAAGGCCTGGCGTGCGCTTGCCCGCAATGAGCGCGTAGTCCGTCGGCTGCTCGATAGGATTCCACGTCACGCGGGGGCTCCCGTCTCGGTCGCAAGGCCGCGAAGAGCGAGCACGAGCTGTTCACGAATCGACTCAGCGATCGACGGGCCATCGCCGCCGTTCGTGTGCACGTGAATCTCACCGATGGTCACGCCGCCGCCGCTGCCACCTCGAGGCGCACGAGGAGCCACCATGTCGCCTGCGGCACCGTCAGCGGCGCCGGACTCGGACTCAATGCCAACAGCAAGACCTCGCGGGATCTCGCGCCCGAGACGCGCGAAGACCCGCGAGGGCGAGTGGATGTCTAGGGCGCTTCGCAATGCGCCTGTGGCCATGCCCGCAAGGCCCATCACGGCGCCCCGTGCGGTTGGGAGCGCGTTTCGGATACCTTGCGCGAAGCCGTCCACGAGGCGCTTGCCTGCGTCGCCCCAACTTGCGCGCGACGAATCGAGCCACGACGCAAAGCTCTGGAAGAGGCGCCACATCGTGTAGAGCGCGACGATGGGCGCTGCCATGAACGCGCCAATGGCAATCACCGCAACAGCAACAGGAATCAGCGCGACAGCAAGCAACGCCGCGGCCGACGCGCCGAGCAAGAATGCGCCGCGCAAGAGCATCACCTGATCGACCGTGACCGGGCCGAAGGTGCGCATGAAGCCGTTGCGGATGCGGAGCACTGCCGTTCCGAGGCGCAGCACGGACACCAGCGCGCCAATGAGGAAGTGACGCATTGCCGTGCCCGCGTCCTCGCTCCCGCGAAGCAGTGGATTGAAGAGCGTTTGAAAGATGAGCGCGAGGCTCCGGCCGAAAACGCTCTGTTGCGAAAACAGGCTCGTCACCGCGCGGAGCCCTCGCAGCGCTGGCTCGATGTCGAGGCCGTCGAACAGGTGCCCGAAGTTC